CAGATATGTGCCGAAGCTGGATTTTCGCGACAGGGTATGCGTGATGATGGCGGCGGCAAAGGAACAGTACCGCATCCGGTACACCATGAAAGCCGAGGGCGAGGACGCGGAGGTGATGGTTTACTCCGAGATCGTATCGGACAAGTGGTGGGACGACGAGGTGAGCGCGAACGACTTTGACAAGGCGCTGAAAGAAGCGAAAAAGAACGGCGCGAAAAACCTCAATATCCGCATCAACTCTCCGGGCGGCGAAGTCTATGCGGCGGTTGCCATGCGCAGCATGGTTATCAATGCGGGCTTTGACAAGGTGCGCGTAATGGTCGAGGGGCTGTGTGCCAGCGCGGCGACGCTCTTTGCGACGATTCCGGGCGCTCATGTGGTCATTGCAGAGGGCAGTGAATTTATGATCCACAACCCCATGACGATTACGTGGGGCAACGCGGAAGAAATCGAAAAGACGGTAGACCACCTGCACAAGATGGAACAGCAGTTCCACGGGATGTACGCGGCAAAGACCGGGCAGACCGAAGACCAGATTAAAGAATGGATGGACGCGACGACGTGGTTTACCGCGAAGGAAGCGGTTGACAACGGCTTCTGCGACGAACTGCTTGCCAGTGAAAAGATTGCCGCGTGCGTCACAAAGCGCGACATGGCGCTCATGAAAGCCATGTACGGCGATGTGCCGGAACAGGTGGAAGAGCAGGACGAAGCGCTTGCCTACGGCGGGGCGCTGCAAGCCCTCGCGGAAATGCTCATTCCGGGCGATAACGCCCGCGAAGAGATTCTGCCACCGGCAGACAACACTATCAAAGTCAGTAACGGAACTCCTGTTGCCGGGGTGCCGACTGAAAATACATCAAAGAAAGGGGATCAACCTATGGAACTCAATGAGAACACTACAGTTGAACAGCTCCGTGAAGCTAACCCGGCCCTGCTTGCGCAGGTACAGCAGGACGCCGTGAACGCCGAGCGGGAGCGCCTTTCCGACATTGACGCGCTGACCGTACCCGGTTACGAGGAAATGGCGGAACAGGCAAAGGCAAGCGGAATGTCCGCTATGGACTTCCACAAGCAGATCGTTGCCGCCAGGAAGAAGCAGGGAGAAAACTTCATCCAGGCGAGAGCGCAGGAGACGGCACCGGCAAAGGATGTTGCGGGCGGCGCTCCGGCAGACAACCAGAGAACCGAGCAGCAGGAAATCGACGATAACGCAAAGGCCATCGCGGAACTCGCAAAAGAGTTTTCCGGTTACGGCCTTGACGGCATGTACTGATTTCCGCGAAAGATCAAAGAAGGAGGACATACAACATGAGTGAACTGTATGGCGTTATCGGGACGAGCAATTACAGCAACCTGCTTGCCGACCCGCAGGGCGCGGACGTTATCAGCATTCCCTGTGAGCCGGGGAACGGGACCATTAAGCGCGGCACTGTGATGTACCGCAAATCCACCGGGCTTTATGCACCGGCGGAAAGCGGCGACGTGACCACCAGCAACATGCTTGTGGTAATCAACGAGGAAGTGGAGACTGGAACCACCGTAGCGGCGGGCGCAGTTGCAGAGGACGCGGCAGCATACCGCGCCGGATGCTTCATAGACGGAAAGGTAGTGCTGAAATCTGACGCGGCGCTTTCTGACGCGAACAAGGTTGTCCTGCGGTTGCAGAACATCGTGTTTGATAAGGCGGAAAGCACCGGCACGTTTGACAACAGCACCGTAACCATCACATACGTAGCGAACAACAGCGCAACTCCGGCACAGGCCGACAAAGAGTACGGCGCTGTGAAGGGTTCGACCTACACGATCCTTGCCAACACGGTAACAGGATTTACCGCTCCGGCTACCAAGAGTTTCAGCAAGTGGAACACCAAGGCGGACGGAAGCGGCACGGACTATGCGGCAGCCGCAAGCTATACCGCAAGCGCCGACTTGAAACTGTATGCAGTCTGGGCGTAACCAGAAGACCAAAGAAAGGAGATAACAGACTATGGATATTTATTCTACCAGAGCGCAGCTCGCCGCTATCGACCTGATGCCGCGCGAGCATAGCGTACTGTACGACTTTTTCGGCCATGACGCCGGGACTGTCGAGGATGATAAGGCGATTTACGACTACCGCAAGGGCAGCCGCAGAATGGCCCCGACCGTACACCCCGGAACCGGCGGCGTGCTGATGGAGCGTGACGGATTCGAAACCCGCGAGATCGGCTTTTGCTGCATCGCGCCGGAGAGGATCATTGAGGATTCCAACCTTAAAGGCCGCATGTTCGGTGAACGTGTGCTGGGCGCTATGACGCCGCAGGAGCGCGAACGCAAACTCCTTGCCCGCGACCTCATGGAAATGAGAAAGGCAATCCAGCGCCGCCGTGAGTGGATGGTCCGCCAGGTGCTGCTGACCGGCAAGCTGTCCGTGTTCACCTACACCAACGAGGGGCGCGGCGTGGAAGCGTCCATGATCGCGGATTATGGATTTACCAACAACTACACGCCGGACACCGCCTGGAACCAGGCGGGCGCGACCATTGACGAGGACATGCACGAGATTTTCGATCTTGTCTATGATGGTCTGGGAACCGTGGACAAAATCATCATGGCCCCGAACGTGGCGAACGCCATGCTGGCAAACAGCAATTTCATAAAACAGTACGACCTTCACAACGCGGACATGGGCAAGATCAACACCCAGTATCGCGGCTCCGGCCTGCGTTTCATCGGCTACAACTCCGACGGCGTGCAGCTGTTCAGCCTGTCCGGTACCTTCGTGGACGACGACGGGCTTGTAAAGAAGCTGATCCCGGACGGCAAGCTGATTGCCGGAAGCAACGATGTGCTGAACATTTACCACGGACCGGTTACCCAGGTAGAGGAAACCGGGGCAAACGCGCAGCATAAGACCTACATCAAGAAGGAGGTTCCGCTCCGCTATGGCAGCATCGACGGCAATTCCATCAAGAACCGCCTGACAAGCTGCCCGACCGTCGTACCGGCCAACGTGGACGGATGGTGCGTCGCGGACGTGATGTAAGGAAGGAGGAACGGAATGTATATCGCCAACCATTATGTCAGGATTAACGGCAGAGTGTTTGTAAAAGGCGAACGCATCCCGGAAGACCTGCCCGCTGAAAAGATCGAGTGGCTGCTGAAAAAGGGAGCGGTTCACGAAGCCGCATCCCTTCCCCTGGCAGAAGCGCAGGCGGAAACGCCTGATACCGTACCGGCGGAAACGGCGGCGGGAGAACAGGAAGCAAAGCCGCAGACCGTACAGGAACCGACGGAAGAAGCAGACGAGGACGCGGAAGCGCCGGAAATTGATGTGATGGCGGGGATTGTGCAGGGAGCAGAGGACGAAGCGCCGAAGAAAACCGCACGCACTAAAACCGCCGCAAAGAAACAGACAGGAAGGAGGAAGAGCGGGTGATTGTAAAGTTCGTAAAAACCGGGAAGATGGCAGAATTTGACGACAGCTACGGCGTACGTCTGATCGAGCAGGGAAGGGCAGTCCCTGCAGAACCGGAACCGTTCATGAACAAGCCAGAACCGGAAACGGAGATGCCGGAAGAAACTGCAAAACCGAAGTCCGGGAAAAACAGGAAGGGTGATTGATTGTGTCGTTGAAAGACCGTATCGCGAATGACATACACCGCACGTTCATGCGGATGGACCATTTCGCGGAAACCCATTACTGGAACGGCATAGCAATCACCTGCATACCCGACGAGGAAGAATCGCTCAAACGGAAGAATAATAACGTGAATGATATTTCGTGGGACAACAACTCACGGCAGCTTCTCATTCACACGCCGCTCGAAACATTTCCGGGCGGCAGGGAGCCAGAACCGAACACGCAGGTCATGTTCGACAACAAGCCTATGGTAGTGCTGGAAGTGGTACACAACATGGGCGTTCTGGGAATCTATCTGATTGCGCGTGACTCGAGGGAGTTCTGATTATGCGTACCACGGAAAGACTTAGGGGCTTGAAAGCGTGGGCGACAGAGAACCTTTGCACCGGGCGGGTGATGAAAGCCCCCGCTCAAGACGGGAATATAGGCGAGATCGTGCGGCAGACGCCGCACTGTTACCTTGCCTGGGCACCGACGAGGAAGGACGCAACCGGGTTTCTTGTCCAGGACACGTCAAGTGTCAGCCCCGGAATCATCATCATGCCAAAGCAGGCATACGCGAAGTACATGGAGGAAAAGCGGTTTGATCGTTACAACAACGTACATCGGCCGTCCCTGATGGGATCGCACCTGTCTGTCGATATCCTGTTCTCTGTCTATGAACCGGGCATAAGGCTGCCGGGTTTCATTGACAGCGTGGGAGAAAAGGGGCAGGGACTTGATATGTCGCTCATCATCGAGGGGACCGAACAGGGACTTATGACCCTGATGGACTGGATGGACGACTGTAAGGAAGCACTGTTGCGTGACAAGCTGATTCCGAACACGGACCTGTCTGTGGAGGAAGAGTCCATCACCTACAACCTGTACACGGACCAGAGCTATGTCGTGGACAGGCGGCCGATTTATTACGGGTTTGTATCCGTCGTGTTCAACGGCTATGCCGACGAGGGAGGAACCCCGTCAACCAACAAATTTTTACTGTAAGGAGGAACAAAGACTATGGCTGAATATCTGCATGGCGCGTATGGCGAGATCAACGCGGTCGGAAACCGTGTCTCTGACGAAAGCCTGAGCGCTATTGTGTGCATCGGAACCGCTCCGGTACACACGGTAGAGGGCGGCGCAAGCAATGTCAATGTGCCGATCCTCATCAACAACATCGCGGAAGCGAGGAAGTATCTCGGCTATTCTGACGAATGGGCGGACTACACCCTTTGCGAAGCGATGCACGTATTTTTCGAGAACAAGGGCGTCGGACCGCTTGTGTTCATCAATGTGCTTGACCCCGCAACCCACAGGAAGGAAACCAAGACAACCGGCACCAAGACCCCGAGCAACGGCGTCATTACGATTGCCAGCGCTGAGAGCGTCATTCTCGATACGGTTGTGATTAAGACGACCGGGCAGACGCCCGCAACGAAGGTGAAGGGAACCGATTACACGATTGCCTACAACCCTGACAAGAAGACCATCACGATCCAGGAGATCACCAGCGGGGCGCTGGGGACAGATGCGCTGACGGTCGAGTATTACGAGATCAATGCAAGCGCCGTGACGGATAGCGTCGTTATCGGTTCGAGCGACGGTCTGGGACTGAATACCGGCGTATTCGCTGTGAAGGACGTTTACCAGGTGACCGGATACATTCCGGCATACCTGATTGCTCCGGGTTTCTCTTCCCACCCGACGGTACACGCGGCGATGTACCAGAACAGCGTCAAGATCAACAGCCACTGGGATGCCTATATGTTCGTGGACCTGCCCATTGTGAACGGATCAACCGCTATCACACTGGATACGGCGGCGACCTTCAAGGCGGCGAACGGCTACAACAAGGAGAATGAGACGGTGTACTTCCCGCTTGCCACCGGCATTGACGGGCAGACCTACCACCTGTCCACCCTTGCCGCCGCGAACTTCCAGGAACTCATGATCGCGCAGGACGGTATCCCGTACCGCACCGCCAGCAACACAGCCTGCCCGCTGATCGAAAACCTGTATCTGGGCGAATCCTATGCAGGACGCATTTTCGACGACAGCATTATCAACGAGAAGCTGAACAAGAACGGCATTGCGTCTGCGGCATATGTAGGCGGGCGCTGGGCTATCTGGGGCGCTCACAGCGCGGATTACAACCAGGACAACGCGACGCAGATCAATGTCGCGGAAACCAACCGCATGATGCTGTACTACATCAGCAACGACTTCCAGGACCGCCGGACTCTGGATGTTGACCAGCCGCTTACCCCGAACGACATCAAGACTATCGTTTCCGAGGAGCAGACGCGTCTTGATGCGCTGCTTGCGGTCGGTGCGCTGACCTATGGCGAAGTCATGCTTAATTCCAGCGCACAGGCAAGGGCCGATATTCTGAATGGGGACTGGCAGTTCTCATTCAACGTAACCACCACACCGCTTGCGAAGTCTCTGAAAGCAGTTGTCAACTGGACGGACGATGGCTTTGCAACCTACTTCGAAGAAGAAGCTGCGTAAAGGAGGGATAGCAGATGCCGAGTAAAGTATATTGCAACGTCGCTGACCACCGGCTGCTTGACGGCAAGACCCAGGTTGAGGACGTTACGAAGGTGGGGCTTCCCACTCTGAAGCACAAGACCATTTCGGTTGACGTGTCCGGTATGACGATGGCGGTTG